TAACAAAACTGAAACTGCTTGTTGACCAATTGGAGTCAGAAGTTTATTCTGATCCAAGTGCATATACAACACAGTATGATGCTCCACTAACTGACTATGATGAAATTTTTGAGGATGATGATGGATACCCAGACTAATGAAGATTGGAGGTACACAGAAGAAAGGTTGAAATTGAGGGAGCAATGTCTTAAGATCTTACTCAATAAATATGGAGGTGTGAGATTGGAGAAAGTAACATACTCCACAAAAGACATTTATGAATGTGCTGATACCTGGATATCACAAGGCAACAAAAAGACTGATGGTATTAGTGCATATTTCAATGCCTATTTCAACAGAGGGTAAATGTACGAAGAACTAGACACATTTGAAAGGGCACTTCAACACTTTGGAACAAGAGTTGAGGTCTATACCTGTATGGAAATGGGTGGTAAAATCTCAGCAGAGGAGGCTTACCAACTCATCAAAGCAGAAATCAAAGAACTCAAAAAAGTTAGAAAAGCAGAAAAGAAATGACAGCAACACTTATTTCAGTAACTCCTGATGCAGAGAAGCATATTGCTTACTGTGCCAGAGTGAGTAATCCCTCTAACCAGGGTAATGATTCCTTTGAAGGTCTTATCAAGTATTGCATCAAACATAAGCATTGGAGCATCTTTGAGCAGGCATTCCTGACCATTGAATTGGAAACTACCAGGGCCATAGCAGCTCAAGTGCTGCGTCATCGGAGTTTCACATTTCAAGAATTTTCACAAAGGTATGCTGATTCATCTTTGTTGATGGATAAAATTCCTCTTCCAGAGTTGAGACGTCAGGATACTAAAAATCGTCAGAATAGTACAAATGATTTAGATCCATTTGATAAACAGAGTCTAGAACTTCAAATGCAGACTCTGTTTGATTCTTCATTAGCACTGTATCAACAGATGCTTAAAAGAGGTGTGGCAAAGGAGTGTGCTCGTAATGTGCTTCCTATGTGTGTTCCAACAAGAATGTATATGAGTGGCTCAGTGCGATCATGGGTCCATTATATTGATCTGAGGTCTGCTAATGGAACACAAAAAGAACATATGGATCTTGCTAATGAATGTAAGGAAGTCTTTGTAGAGCAGTTTCCTATTATTGCAAAGGCACTTGACTGGTCTTAATAAATAAAACACAACTGAGTTAACTTTATGGCAACATACCCTGTATTAAATAAAGAAACTGGTGAAAAAAAGGATGTCGTAATGAGCATTCATGACTGGGATCAGTGGAAGGTTGATAATCCTAAATGGGAAAGATATTTTACTGCTGAAAACTCTCCTGGTCTTGGAGTAGAGGTTGGTGAATGGAGAGACAAACTTGTGAATAAAAATCCTGGATGGGGTGAAGTTCTCAAGAAAGCTGAAAAGTCTGGAGGTATTTCTGGACGTTTAGCAAAGAGAGGATCATATGAATCTTCAACTCAATCCGCTTTTGATGTAGACTAATCTAAAATGCCAAGAAAATCTAAAACAGGAATTGGAAGCACTGGTAACCCAGTACCTTTTGGTATGAGTAATAAAGTTATGAAAAGGAAGAAACCAATCAATCTTGATTATATAAAAAAGATTGAAGCTTTAACTAATAATCAACAATTATACTTTGATGAGTATGGCAAAGACCAGCACACTGTTGCATATGGATGCGCTGGCACAGGTAAGACCTTTATCACCCTCTACAATGCCTTGTGTGATGTCTTAGACCAGAAGACACCCTATGACAAGATATACATTGTAAGGTCTCTTGTACCTACCAGAGAGATTGGTTTCCTTCCTGGTGATCATGAAGACAAGTCAGACATTTATCAGATACCATATAAGAATATGGTGAAGTATATGTTTGAGATGCCTGATGACAATGCTTTTGAGATGCTCTATGCAAATCTTAAAGCACAGGGTACAATAAGTTTCTGGAGTACCTCATTCATTAGGGGTACAACTTTTGATAATGCTATTCTAATAATTGATGAGTTTCAGAACTTGAATTTCCATGAACTGGATTCAATCATTACAAGGGTAGGTGAGAGCTCCAAGATTCATTTCTGTGGTGATGCAACCCAGACTGACTTGGTTAAAACTAATGAGAAGAATGGGATCATTGATTTCATTCGCATTCTTAAAAACATGCCTTCATTTAGTATGGTAGAGTTTGGACCAGAAGACATTTGTAGAAGTGGTCTGGTCAAGGAATACATTGTAGCAAAACATGAATTAGGTATGTAATGTTCAACCACATTGAAATTGATTATCCCAGTCTTTCTAGACAGACTATTGATGGAGTAAGATACTATGATACACCAAATGGTAAGAAACTAGTTTCTATCACCTCCATCATTAGTCATTACCAGCGTGAAATATTCAGAGAGTGGAGAGCAAAGGTAGGTAATGATGAAGCCAACAGGATCACCAAACAGGCAACATCTAGGGGCACAGATATGCATAGTTTGGCTGAGCATTATCTTTGCAACAAATCATTACCTACAGTCCAACCACTTTCGCAATATCTTTTTGCCCAGGCCAAGTCAACTCTTGATAAGATAGATAATGTACATGCTATTGAGCAATCACTATTCAGTTATGAACTAGGTGTTGCAGGTAGTGTGGATTGCATTGCTGAATATGATGGTGAATTATCCATCATTGACTTTAAGACAGCAAAGAAACCCAAACCAAGAGAGTGGGTAGACAGTCATTTTGTACAATGTGCAGCATACGCTTGCATGTTATATGAGATGACTGGTATAATGGTTAAGAAATTTGTAATTATTATGTCATGCGAAAATGGAGAAGTGGAAGTCTATGAAGAGTATGATAAGCGTAAGTACATCAACTTACTCTCCAAATATATTAGAGAGTTTGTTGAATTTAAATTGCATGATTATGCCGCAGTCAACTGAAGATAGCATCAGTAAACTTATAGAGAATAAGTTCTACTCTTCAAAGAAATTTGCAGAGGAGATAGAGAAGATTGCACATGACAATAATGATATGTCATACATTGATGCTATTGTATTCTTCTGTGAGCAAAATAATGTGGACATTGAATCAGTTCCCAAGTTGATGTCCAAACCCCTAAAAGAAAAATTGAAGTGTGAGGCTATGGAACTGAACCTCCTCAAGAAAACTAGTCATGCTAAACTCCCATTATGATTCCTAAGGTGACTCCATTTGATGCTTACAAATCTTATCTTGGTTTAAAAAACCACTTTACAAAAGAGAAGTATGACTACCATAGATATGGTGGCAAGTCACGTGCTTCTTTGGAAAGTTTTTATAAAAGACGTGACAGATACTTTTTTGAGAAATTGAGTAGGCAAAAGGATGACAGCGAAGTGGTGGAGTTTTTTGTTAGCAATTTTGTTACTTGCGATGACCCACAATCTCTTTGGATTGGAGAAATCGTCAGAAATGGAGAACAGAACTACACGGACTGGAAGAAAAAATTACAGTCCTTGAGTTATACATTTAGAACTGAAGTTGAGAATGTATTCACAGGTGAAGACTTTGATAGTTTCTTTCATATTGAAGGCACAAGACATCCTGAGATTGTAAAACAACATCTTGCAAAGAATATATCACTTGAAACTCTGGTGTTATTAAATAAAGTTATAGGATTCAAAAATAATTTTGACAAGAAGTTGGATGATCCTGTGTGGAAATTTTTATCAATGAGGATGCAGAAGTATGATTCTTTTCTTCACATTGATGTAATTAAATACAGAAAAATTCTTAAGGGGGTAGTATTATGAGTTTCTTTGAATCAGAAATTGTCAAAAAAGAAATGGAGGATATTACTGACCTCCAAGAAAAAATTTATGAAAGTGTATTTAAGTTTCCTACAATGGATAATAAGGATAAACTTGAACACATTGAAATGCTAGAAAAACTTTTAAGTAAGCAGAAAATACTTTACACTAGACTGAGTTTGTCTGATGATCCTAAGGCAGTTGAAATGAAAGAAAATATTATGAGGGAGGCAAAGATGATTGGTTTTCCTGAGGATGTAGACCTCTCATATGTCTTTGCTAACATGTCTACAATGATTCAGAACATGAAAAGAACTATTGAGAATGAGGGTTGACACCCTTACATAAATACCTTATATTAGAGGCTGCCTGATCCTCTACCAAGCTAAAGGACACAGACCAAATATACTAATACGGAGAATACGATGTCTTTTAAAGACCTTAAGAAGCAGTCTTCCCTTGGTTCATTGACCAATAAGTTGGTTAAAGAAGTAGAGAAGATGAACAATACAAGTGGAGGTGCAGATGAACGCCTCTGGAAACCTGAAATGGACAAGTCTGGTAATGGATTTGCTATCATTCGTTTCCTACCTGCACCTGAAGGAGAAGATCTTCCTTGGGTAAAACTCTTCTCTCATGCCTTCCAAGGACCTGGTGGATGGTACATTGAAAACTCCCTGACTACTGTGGGAGGAAAGGATCCTGTAGGAGAACTCAACAGGGAACTTTGGAACAGTGGTAATGAATCTGATAAGGATACAGTGCGCAAGCAAAAGCGTAAACTGTCCTTTTACGCCAACATTTATGTTGTCAAAGATCCTGCTAACCCACAGAATGAAGGAGGTGTGTTCCTCTACAAGTTTGGCAAGAAGATCTTTGATAAGATTATGGGTGCAATGCAACCTGAGTTTGAGGATGAATCTCCTATCAATCCTTTTGACTTCTGGCAGGGTGCTAACTTCAAACTGAAGTTGAAGAAGGTTGCTGGTTATTGGAACTATGACTCCTCTGAGTTTGCTGCTCCCTCTCCTCTTCTAGATGATGATGATGCTCTAGAAGCACTTTGGAAGAAGCAGTATTCACTTTCTGCTTTTACTGCTGCTGATCAGTTCAAGTCTTATGATGAACTGAAGAAGCGTCTTGATTATGTTCTTGGTAATAAGTCAAAGCGTGTAGCACCACAAGCAGAGGAGACAGAATATGATAACTACGCAGCAACAGAACAGAAGTCAGTTAGTGAAGAGGAAGTCCTTAGAAAGCTTGAAGATTCTTACTCAGCATCAAAGGCTCCTGAAACAACACCCACTGCTTCTGACAATGATGATGGTGGTGACGATGCACTCTCTTACTTTGCTAAACTCGCAGACTCTTAATAGAGATTGATATTATCTGAAAATTGTGATACATCAGAGTCTAATAAATTAACTATCTCAGTGATTACTGATGATACCAATTCAGGTCTCAAGATGAAAATACTTCTTTTTTCATCTTGAATTGTCTGTTCATATTGGTAGTTAGTTACTCCAAGATTAGTATCAGTTACAACTACATTATCTTCTAAATCTTCATCATAATATGTAAAAGAGAAATCAGAAGGGACTTGAAGTCCCTTTTTTAGTATAATGGTAGATCCATTATTTCCTTTTACTTCTATTGATTCATAGTGGTGTATCCCATCATAGTTGGTTGCACCATATTTCCTATTCATATATCTTTCAAATACAAGATCAGTCATTGGCCATTCATTTATTATATTAATAATATTATTTGAAAGAAGTATAATCCAATCAAGATCAGAGTCATCATAAATTTTATATGCTACATTGTCTGGTCTTTCATCACCTTGAATATTGTATTTTGTAAAATTAGTTAAGTCTTGAAAGAGTTCATTAGATAGTTTAACTCTTTTAAAAAGATTCTTTACTTCAACATATGAGGATATATTCTGTTCGCCAGGGATCCTACTAATGTATTCAAAGTTAGGTAGATAAGAAAAATAGTTAGACATTTTTAGTAACCCATGTTAGCATGATTTGCAAAGCCTTCTTCATCATATTCATCTGCATAGATTGGCTCAAGTTCTCCAAATGACATTTGAAGATCAGTTGATGTAAGAGCACCAGTGCCATTGTATGTCATGTAAGTTCCATCAGGTGTGTAATTTACATTCAAGTTAGTCATAGCCATTGGCTTAAACTTATTTAAGTATGGATGTGATGTACCAGCATTATCTCCATTTGAATTGTAAATATATTCAACAGTAAAAACATTAGGAGTCATCAAGAATAGATTAGAGGTTGACCTTTGCACTGCCATATTCTTTTTTAACACCCTAATAATTTCCTTGACTTCCTGTGATTCTTTACTATTTCTAGGAGTAAATTTAAAATTAAAATTAAATGTTCTTAAGTTAGGTCCTTTAAACAGAAGTTCAAGATTAGGATTGAGAGTCATACCAGTGGTTCTTCCTAAAATGTTTGCACCAACTGCTTGACCTGCAAAGTATGCAACAAGTGCAGGACCAGTGCCTTCATCATTTAACATAGCTTTCACATCATCACCTAAATTTTTAGATGCTTTACCAATAATTTCTTTTAAAGCACTGAAATCTGTAAAATTTCCT